TCGGTGATCATGTCTCCATAGCAGAAGAACCCGCACGCAGCGCACTTCACAGGAGATCCTCCAGACGAGCCCTCTCACGACGGAGCTGAGCTTGAGCTTCCTGTCGAACCTCGGAATTGGTCTTCCAGGTGCCGTCCGAGTTGCGGAGGGCGATTCGAGCTCCTCCGTCTGGCTTGGAGATGGCCTTGACTGCGGCTATGTGGGCGCTCAGCCAGTTAGCGAGCTCGATCTGCTCATCGGTACTGAGCGTCGCGTCAAACGGCGCTACGCGGAAGACTACGACCTCCTCGCGCTTCTCCCAGTTGTCGCTGGGGCGGTGCACCTTGGCCTCGATCATGTGGTTCACGCCCATGATGCGGATCTGGTCAGGCGTGTTGATTACGACAGTCATCATAGACCGCCTTCGTAGAAGTCATCTGCTCCGAGACGATGGCGCGGCTCTCCGATGAAGACATGATCTGCGATCGCCGCGTCACGACGCTCCTTGTCCACGGCGTTGTGTATCCAACGCCCCATCAAGAAGATCATCGGACATCCGCAAATCATGCAAGTTGTCACCGACCTATCCAATATCTCGTCTCCGGAGTGAAAGCTACCGACCGAGTCGTCCTCGATAACCGGATCTGGCATCGGAACGCCGTGGATGAGGCCGATCGACCCGTCAGCCCGCACGATCTGCGTGTTGTTCGGGACGGGAGGGTCGCCCAGCACCTGGATCAGCTTCTGCCCGTGCAGGGCGTCCCACGTCTGTCCGTGATGCGCCATGAGCTCCTTCGCGTAGACTCGGATCGACTCGAGAGCTTCGGCCCGAACCTCGGCGTCGTGCTTCAGCAGCCAACGATCGAAGGCAGCAGCGGGATCGGGGTCTTGCGACCCTGTGTTCGCGGCGTCACGCCGATACCGATCCCGAACGCGCTCTGTCGTCGGCGTGTACTCGATATCAGACATGCGCCTTCTCCCATTCTTCCTGCTGACGGCGGACTGCCTGAACGGATTCCGGCATGGCCTCTGGACCGATGAAGCCGGGCTCCTCGTAGTCTCGAGACCAAGGCGACCCCGGCATGCCGTGGACCTCGCAAGGTCGCTCGGCTGCGAAGCCATGATTGCGGCACGCGGCGTCACCTCCCGGTCGGTCGTCTCGACAGCTGCAGCACCAGCAGTTCAGGCGTTCGCGCTTGACGACGGTGACGACGTGGAGCCGAGTGATGATCTCTCCGTATCCGGGATCGATCCGCTCCAGGAACGTCTCCTCGCCCGTGGACGAGCCTTCGTGGTCGGAGGTCGACCGGCTCTCATAGATTCCCATCAGAAGCCCTCTCGGTTTTCCCAAGCCTCCAGCTGCTTGGCGTGATGATCGACCTTACGCTGCATCTCGTCGATCGACGCGACCCACGCAGTCGCCACGGACAACACGTCGATCAGCTCGTTCCGGAGATTGTAGGTCGCGTCGTAGGTCTCGTCATGGGCGACCCGGCCGATGGCCTTGGCGAGGATCGCCCCTCGGAACATGTCGACCAAGACCTCCGCGACTTCGCCGCCCTCCTCGCCGAGGATCGGCAGCCACATCCGGCTCTCCGAGTCGAGCGACTCGATGGAGTTGTCGGAGTGCTTCTCGTGAGCCTTCATCCGAGCCTCGGCGAGCTCGTCGGTCAGAGCCTCGGTCGAACGCAGAATCCGCTGGAAGCCGATACGGTGCTGACCTTCGCCGGGCATGTCGTCGCATCGACCGCAGAAGCCCGAACCGGACTCGGAGTACTCGTGCGCCTTCATCAGAGTCGCCCGGTGCGAATAGCGCGGGCGATCGACAGCGCCGTGTGAGCGGCCACGTCGTCTTCCTGTCCGAGAGCGTCGTTGGTGAGCTGGCGGGCGATCGACTCGCGGACCCCGCCCATGGCCTCTGCCATCGCAGCCTGGATGTCTTCCTCGCTGCGGAGCATGATGCCCGAGATGGCGCCGACATGGATGCGGTGGCGGAAGCGGTCGACGATCTCGTTGATCTTCTCCACCTCCTTGGCCGTGAAGATCCGAGTCGGATTCGCCGTCCGCATGGCTCCCATCAGCGCGTCGTGAAGGGCGCGATCCCACTCCATCGGCTTAGGTGTGTCGTCTTCGGGAAGATCGAAGTCCTCGTCTTCCTCGTCCTCGAACGTGTCGTCCTCCTCGAGAAGCTCGTCCTGCTCGACCATCGCGAGCCGCTCGCGCTCACGGCGCTCTTCTTCGAGAAGCTCATTGTCACGGATGCGCTTGCGCTCTGTCGCCTCCTCTTCGGTGATGTCGTGAGCGACCTCCTCGCGAGTCTCCGGGAAGGCGTCTTCCAGCCGGACGCCTTGGTGGTTGGTCTCTTCGTTCTGCTTGCTCATTCGTGCTCTCCTTTGCTATTGTGATACGCGATGTGTTCCTGCATGTTGACTCCAAGAACCTGGACCCAACAGATGGTGCATGTAACCAAACCTTACGCTCCTTATTCGAGATTCACTACTCGGATGTTACTGCCACCATCCCTCGTCGTCTCCGTGCGCCGCCCGGAAAGCCTCCGGACCAGCCTTGCCGATCTTGCGAATCCACAACAGCGCGTGCTTCTTGGCGTCGTTGACGTGGTCTGGGCCCGGTCGGTACATCCGCAGCGCCTTGAGCCGATCATTCGTGAATGCATTCTTGGCGTCCGAGGGCGACTGCGCATGCAGCGGGGTGCCTCCATTAAACCGTACACGCCCCATCTCGTCGAGGTCGTGCGGGTTCGGCGGGAGCATCGACAGCCGGTTGCTGATGGCTGCTCGTAGCCGAACCGGACTCAGGAACTCCCAGTCCATGTTCGCGCTACGGACGACGAACGACTCGATGCCGGTGGCGAGGCCGGGCTCCTGATTGAGAGTGCGCTGCATCCTCAGAAAGCGGTTCACTTGTCCGTTGGGGCCGTCCTCAGGGCCGTCGAGGAAGATCTCGCTATAGGCGAGGATCGTCTTCGCGGTGGTCTTGTTCTCGAACAGCGCCCAAGGGTCAAACCAGACCACAGCCACTCCCGACACCGTTCCCGGGTCGATCCACAACACTCTCGGCCAGAACAGCCACTCGTCTTCGGTTGTCGTGTCCCAGCGGTCTTCTGTGTCGAGAATCTTGTAATCCGGCAACTTGCCTCTCCTGTTCGGTCGAGGTCGCCGTCTTGCGCCCCTCGTGGTCTTTACGGCGCTCACGAGGACGCGCCCCTACGGGTTTTCAAGGACCAGATCAGCCCTACTACTGCCCCGGCGATCCCGAGGCCGCTAACGCCCAGCAGAGCGAACGCTAGCGGCATCGGGATGACCGGCAGGATCTCAGAGAGCACGATGGTCCGGTGCGTCGAGCATCTTGAGCAGATCCTCGTACACCTCGATCTTGGCCCTGACGCCGCTCACGTCGACATAGCCCGCTTCGAGATTGACGGATTTCAGGTCGAGGATCTGAGCCTTGACGTGATCGCGGATCTTGAGGTGCTTCGCGACGAGGAACTCGTTCTGGCGTTCCTTGCGGTCGATCTCGGACTGCGCAGCCGCCGCGTTGGTTGCTCTAGACATTACAGCCTCCCTCCTTGGAAGCCATCGGCTCCCGGTTTGAATTTGAATATGCGGCGGCTCCCTCGAATCTGGGAGCCGTCCTCGGAATACTCATTGACCGTGTAGCAGTCTCGAGCACCTCCGAGGATCTCTGCGAGCGAGCTCAGGGCGAACGTAACGCCCGCCCAGCTGGCGACGACGAGGCGCTCCTCAGACCAAGGCTCACCGGGCTGCTCGCGCCAGTCGACCTCGTAGCTCGGAGACTCGAACGGGCTCAGCGGCTCGTCCTCCTCGATCTCCTCGCGTTCGCCAGCGCCGAGGACTCCGAGAACCCAGTCCTCGTCGAGCTTGAGCTCGTGAATCTCGGCGTCGAAGAGCAGCTGGCTCATAGCCCGATCGCCCACTTCCACAAAGCGACTGCGAACGGCCCGGTGAACGTGAGGAAGATCGCAACAAACACCGAAGTGCCCACGACGTTCCAGAAGACCTTCTTCTGAGCCGCGACGGGCTCTCGATCTTCGTCGTCTCCTTCGAGCTCGACCGTCACGTCGTCATACCACTCCTCTTCGGAGCAGACCGGGCAAACCTCCTTGGAGGCCGTGCCCGAAACAACCCTCTGGATACACTGAGGATCCATCCTATTGTGGAGGAGGGTGCTCACGAGAAGTCCTTCGGCCAGATGGCCACTTCGTAGCCGTCGGTGAGGAAGCCGGTCATCGTCGGCCTCCCGGTGGTCTCGTCCTCGGGACCTTCGGCCTCCCAGTGCCAGCCGGTGCCCTTGGGAACACGGTTACCGAAGATATCGAACTCGAGGTCTGCGGTGAGGCGAGCGCTGTTCGGGTCGAGCAGCCACTCCTCCGGATGGATCGGAGGGATGCCGTGCTCAACAGAGCCGGTAGTCCACTCGCTCGAAGGGATGCCCTTCTTCGCGAAGGCGTCGACGCGCTCGCCGATCCGGCTGGGGCGGTCGAAGCTGGCGTTGAACGCTCGGCGACCGAGCTTGAACTCGATCGGCTGGAGAGCCTCCGTCAGAGCCTCGTACTGCCACGCAGACGAGAGTCGCACCTGGATCGTCTTCTCGTTGCCGATGCGGCGCTCGAGGATTGGGTTGCCGGGGTTCTGGTGATCCCAGGACTCGTACTGCTCGCGAGTGATCGTCGCCCAGTAGGACTGCTTCGCTCCGTAGGCACGCATCGCGAGCGCCATGTGCATGGCGACCTTGCGCCACTCGAACTGAGCCTGATCCGAGACGCGCACCGCCATGGTGTCGTACCAGTTGCGCAGATTCGTGATGTAGTTCAGACGCGTCGTGATGTTCGAAGGCAGGAGCCCACGGGCGTCTTCTGCAGGGATGCCGTAGTTGACGAGATCGAGATAGGCGTCTCCGAGATAGTCCACGGCCTGGTCCCAGCGGAAGCGGCTGCGCTGAAGATCGTTGGCCTTCTCCCAGACGGATGACTCGGCGTCGTTCCACGAGATCTCCATCCCGCGCGCTTGCATATCGACTATGTAGACATTGACCGCTTGCTTCAATGAGAGCGTGTCCGCCAGCGACGGCGGCAGGGCGACAGCGGTCTTCATGTCCTCCTTGACGGCGAACCGCAACGATTCCTGCGCATAGGCGGCAGTGCGCTGGCGAACCATCTGGTGCGTGAACGAACGCGTCACGCCTTCGATCATGAAGTGGAGATGGACGCCTTCCAGCGGCATCGTGAGCACGGTCTGAAGGATGTCCTTCAATACGAGCCGACGGTCGTCGTCGGTGATCTCTGCGAGGTCGCGAATGACGCGACCCTTGTACATGGCCGCCGAAGCGAACACCTGTCCGAGAGGGTCAACAGGCCCACCCAACAGGATCGCGCTCGGGCCGTCCGTAGCGGTCGACTTCTCCGCCGTGAACATGAACTCGTCTGCCCACTTGGCTACTTCTTTGCTGGTCATTACTTCCTCTACTCTTCGATGACTTGGATCAGGAGATCCCCAGCGAATTGCTGGTTGTCGTAGAACACCTCGGCTGCGAAGTCCGCAGAGCCGGGGATGAGATCGATGTAGGCCACCGAACCTCGGTCATGTATGATCTTGCCGATGGCCTTGGAGACCACGACCTTGAGCTGGTCGAGATCGGTCGGCAGAGCCTTGGTCTCGACTTCGAACGGTTCGATCTGGCGAACCTTGCCGCACCGCCCGTTCTTCGCAGTCACCTGATACTTGGCCACCTAGTTGTCCTCCTGGTTGTCGTCCTGATCGTAGACCGGGCGTCCACGATTGGCTTCGCGCATGGCTACGAGCTCAGCCATGACTTGCTCCTTCATGCGGGCGATCCTACGCTCACGACGGCGCTGTCGCAAAACGGAGATGTACACCCATCCCAGGAACGCCCAGAGCACAGCTGCGAACGCCCACACCACCCACTCGGGCACAGGAGCGCCCATCAGCGGAGTTCCCACTTGAAGTGCAGGAAGGTCACACCGTCTTCGGAGCGGACTGCGGACATGTGGAGCCAACCCAGCTGAGTCAGCTTGCGGAGACGCTCTTCGGTCTCCGACTCGCCCAGTCCCAGAGCGGCCGATGCCGAGCTCTTGGTGATGGTGACGCCGTCTCCGACGATGTCTCGGAGAGTGTCGACGGACTTCACGATCCACGACAGATCGGTGGATTCGCTCTTGAGAGCCTTAGCTCGCTGCTTCGGTAGTGCCATGATCCGGGATCCTCCCCAGTCGGAGCCGGTGTCCTTACCGGCTGATGAACTTACTCTACGCCATGGATTGCGAGATTCGCTACTTTCTCGACAACCTTTCTTGAATTATTTTCCGAGTGCGCCGCGCTCAGCTGCAGCCTCGGTACGCCCCTTGGAGCGGTTCAGGTTGACGCTCTCAGCGGCGCTACGCCCGCGACCCGCAGCCGAGTCGTCAAGGTCGTAGTAGCGGATGCCCTTCTGGCGGCGACGGCTGTCGCGCTCTTCCTTCTCCAGGAACTTCGCTCGCTGAGTCGGCGTCATCGCGTTCAGCATGTCGGCGCGATCCTGACGAGCCTTCTCGCGCTGGCGACGCTGCTCCTCCGGGTCGAGATCGGGGTGCTCAGAGTAGAACATCGACTTGATTTCCTCGGCCATCGAGCTCAAGGCAAGCGCTGCTCCAGGAATCGTGTCGGCTTCCGAGCGAGCGTCCCGCGCCAAGTCGCGAATGCGGTTGACGAGACGGCGCTTGAAGCCTTCGATAAAAGACAGTTTGTACACCTGATGAGACTGCGTGGCAACCGGGTTGGTGTCGCCAACGAGCTTCGCGTGACGCTTGTACGCGCCGATCATGGAGCCCTTGATCTTGCCGGTCGGAACCATGCGCCCGGCGAAGTTCTCTTCGAAGACGCGGGCGTCCGGCCCGCCGTTGATGACCGAGTAGTTGTTGATCTCGACCCACTTGAATCCGGCGACCTTGAAGTTGTAGACGTTCTCGTCGTAGGACTTATCGGTGTCCCACTTGGGGTTGATCTTCGACACGAGCTCGTAGCTGACCGACATGAAGAGCATCTCGACCCACGACACGTCTTCCGCAGCGCCGTAGACTTCAGCGTCCCACTCCAGCGCGACCGAGCAGCGGTTCGCTTCAGCGATGTCGACTAGGATCGTACGGAGAGCCGGAGCGACCGTGTACGACAGCCCCGACATCTTGATGGTGCGCTTCTCGGGAGCGCGTCGCTGCTCTTCCGTCTGGTCCATGCGGAGGATGGCTTCGTCGATCGCGTGCTTCGTGATCAGGCGGTTCGCCATGTTCAGCGCAGTGTCGGCTTCGTGCGCCGGGGTTCCGGGGTGTTCTGCGATCGCCAGAAGGTCGCGAACGCGGTCCATGATCTTCTCTGATGCGGTGTTGGTCGTGGTGTCCATTTTGGGGTCCTTCCCAGTTGGGCTTCCGGCCGGATCCTCCCGGCCTCTTGATTACTACTCTACGCCATGAATCTCGAATTGCAAAATCGGATCTTGCCGGGGCACTCTCGCGCCCCGGCTGACCGTGTTACGCGTTAGCCGCCATCCACCTGTCGATGGCTTCCTTCGCTGCCAGCATCTCTTCCATCTGCGGGACGCGTCGGGCGGCAGCTTTGTCGAGGATAAGCTTAGTCTCGATCCAGAGATCGTGCTGCATGTTTGCGAGACGGGCGCTCTCTACGCGGGGTGCGTATGCTGGATAGAAGTGGTCCGAGTAGTACTTGGACGACCCTTCTTCGTTCTGAACGTCTCCGTACTTGTCGACTATGAAGCGACGCTCATTGACGAGAGTGCCGTCCTCTTTGGCGCGAGCGATCACGACACGGGTCTTCAGCAGCTTCACGATCTTGTAGTTCTCGTAGATCGTTGCGGTGTTCGCGAAGTCGTGGAAGCGGACAGTCACTGCTTCATCTCCGACAGACAGATCCTTGACGTTGATCGCGTTCGACATTTTGATTCCTTTGCTCATGGGCCGGGATCCTCCCCTGCCTTCTAGATTCAACTATACTCCAGAAGTCGAGTATTCACTACTCTATTCTGGAATTGTTTTCAGTTGTGGGCGGTGACCGCGTGCGGCGTGCGGTCCATGAAGGAGTCGAGTGCCTTGCGGGTCTTGAAGCGCTTGATGTCCTTGCCACCCTTGGCGGTGCGGATGTAAGCGTAGAACGGCTTCTCGGCGACGACATCGGCGTAGGTCGGCTGCGTGCGGCGCGTGTCGGGCACGAGCGTCGCTACGGCTTCGGACGGGCGACCCGTGGCGGCGATGCGCTCGTTGCGGGCAGTCTCGGTGTCGTGAAGCTGGATGGCCCAGGTGATTGCGTTCATCTCGGTGATGCGACCGTCGCTGGGGCCGATCTCGGCGTTCAGCTTGTAGAGCTCCAGGTAGCGGGCCTGTGCGGCTTCAACGGTCTCGTAGCTGACGCCCTGTGCGGAGATGTTCGACATTTTGTTTCCTTCGGTCTCTGGCTCGGGGTCCTTCCCTTGCCTTATAACTCTATCATACTCCATGATTGTCGAGTTCCGCTACTTATTCTCGAAAATACTTTGGATTACTTTTGGTACACCCGGTGGGACTCGAACCCACACTGAACGGAGTTTAAACCCGTCGCCTCTGCCATTGGGCTACGAGTGCTGACCGGGACGCTTTCACGCCCCGGTCAAGTTTACCCGCTAGACCAGCAGCGAGTAGCGGGCGTCGTCCGGGAAGGACGACCAGCTCAGCGCCGAGTGCCACTCGTCGTTGTAGTAGGTGTACCAGACATCGGACTCGATTCCACGGTACGACACGTACTTGATGCAGACGAGCACCGCGACGACGGGGCTGCTGCCCGCCTGAACGTGCGTTACGACCTTGTACTTGCGACTGCGGTTGATCGTGGTGCCGACGAAGTCTTCCGGCGCATCGTCGTCTGCCAGACGGACGGTGGCGCCTTCGTCCAGACCCTTGGCGAAGGCGTGGTCCAGAGCCGCAGCCTGGAACTTCGCGATGTCGTTGATGGTGGGGATGGAGAACTTGGACATGTTTGCCTCTCGTTTGGGAGCCGGATCCTCCCGGCTCATAAGACTAGTATACTCCAGATCTCGAGTTTTCGCTACCCGAGATCTGGAGTATTTATTACTTGGCTTCGGGCTTGTGCTTCGGGATTCGGAAAGCGCTGTTCGAGACGCCGGTGCGCTTCCCGCAGTCCTCGCAGGTCGCGTAGTTGCCCGAGTAGTATCCGCTGCGACGCGGCAGGTCGGAGCGGATGGCCTTGCCGGAGCCGGAGCAGACGTTCGGGTCGTTGACGGTTCCGTTGGTCCACTCGATCGGAGCCGACGGGAAGCAGATCGTGCAGAGGATCGATCCGTGCTCAGCGACTGCTTCGGCTTCGGTCAGGCCGGAAACCTTCGGGAGCCATCCGATGCGGGTTGTCGGGCGGAAGGACGAGCAGTGCTGACTACGGTGGATGTGCTCGACCATGAAGAAGCGGTTCCAGCCGGTGTACTCGTCTTTGTCGATCTGGACTGCGATATCGGCCAGCGGGCGGGCCGCAGCGGTGATCTCGATGATGCGAGCTTCGGCCTTCTCGATCTTGTTGGTGTAGTAGTCGAAGTCGACGCTGCCTTCGAAGTTCTTGTCGTAAGACGCGCGGCGCTTCATGGCCTTCTTGGACTCGGCGATGATCTTCTTCTCGGCCTTGGTCTCGTCCATGGCAACGTGGTAGGCTTCCCAAGCAGCGGCGATGCGGGTGTCGATCTCGCGAGCGGTAGCGATCTCAGAGGCGCGGTTCGTCATGATAAGTCCTTCGGTCGGAGCCGGATCCTCCCGGCTGATATAAGAACTCTACTCCATGAGTGTCCAGTTTCACTACTCCATTCTGAAAGTATTTTGGAAATCTTTTTAAATTGGATTTTGGGCACCAGGCTCATTCTACTCTGAATCTCGAGTTTCCGCTACTACCAATTCTCAAGCTCGATATCAGGATGCTCGTAGCTGGTTACTATTGTGCCTCCGACCGTGACGATACCAACGTCGGGCCAATCATGCAAAGTGCCAGGAGTCATAGCTACACTGCTCGAGTTGCGACGCTCGGCTTCTACTCGCAGTTCTTCCTGGATGGCTGCGAACGGACGCATGGCCACCTTGATCTCTGATGTCTGCCGACTGCGGATGACGCCAGTCAGGTAAAGTCGTCTTGCCATGATCTCCTCTTTCTCTTGTGGAAACGGTTGGACTTGAACCAACGCACTAGGCTCTGTGCTTCGGGGTCTTGACCTCGCCTCTCAGCGACGCGACCACGCCTATGCTCTACCATCTGAGCTACGTTCCCGTGCGACCCGTTTACTGCACGGAGGGTCAGACCGCCTAGATGATCTTCGAGGATCGCCGGGTGGTCCCAGCTTCTCTAGGTATTCAGTTGGATGCTCCGTCGCCGGTGTCCCGTCGTGGACCCTCGCGTCTTATGGCTTCGGAGCGAATCCTCGATATAGGAGGACTCGTGAGCGGCGGGGTTATGACGCCCCGCCGCCCTGTGGTGCTAGTTGTTGCGGTTCAGGCGGCGAGCGACGAAGACGGAACCCGTCCCGAGGCTCAGGAAACCGAACACGGCCCAGAGAAGGCCGGTGATGTCAGCGCCGGTGCTGGCGAGACGCTCCGGAGCCGCTACGCGGGCCGCTACGGGCGGCGGCGTGACCGGCGTGGTGAGCGCTACCGGGGTGACCGGCGTCAGAGGCGTGGTCGTGTCGACCGGGGTAACGGGCGTCACGGGCGTCGTCGGGGTGGTCGGAGTCGTGGGAGTGGTGGGCGTCGTCGGCTCCTCCGGCGTCGTGCACTCCAGTCCGGCGAAGTCTGCCTCGGTCAGCGCTCGAACGTAGGAGCTCGTCGTGATGACGGGCGTGCCTTCGCTGTAGGTGCCGCTCTCGGCGTCGAATGACTTCGGAGTCGTGGTCGTCGTGGTGGTGTGCAGCGTTGCAGTGTCATCGCAGTCGAAGTCTTCTTCGCTCTCGACGACGGTCACGATGTCCGACTGCGGTTCAACGAAGCATGGTGCCTCGCTGTCGCCGTTCTGGAATCCGGTTGCCGGCAGAACGACGATCGTCTGAGAGACGTTGCCTCCGGTGATCTTCGTTCCGTACGGGAACGCCGGGTCGAATCCAGCGCCGATCTTCTGGGTCGTGTACACATAGCTGCCGGCACCGTTGGGCGTCGGAGAGATGTAGATCCGAGTTCCGTTGGACTGCTCGTAGCCGTTCGCGTTCTGAGCCGGTCGCGACATGTCGATGCCGAAGCCACCGGGCTCCGTGCAGGTCGGCGGTGTCGGCGAGTAGTTCGGTACGGTCACGCCGACGGGCGGGCATGCGGTCGTCTTGCCGTTGATGGTGCGGTCGTAGGCGGTGCCGATGGCGTCGATGACGACCGAGTAGGTGTGGTTCTTGGCGCCATCGATCTGCTTCGTTCCGGAGTACGAGCTACCGAAGTGGATGACGTCGGTCGTAGCTCCGTCCAGGATCAGCGTGATGGTGTTGTCCTGAGCCGACACGGCGGGGCTGGTCTCGACCTTGGCCGTGACCTCGGCCGATCCGGGAACAGCGACGATCTCGGCGCTGATGAGCTCTCCGGGCTTCGTTACGCCGGTCGGAACCCAGCCCTTGCCGTTGTCTCCGGCGTTCCAGCCTTCGACTTCGAACCGGGTCTTGTCGGAGTTGCCGTTGCCCTGATCGGCGTGGGCGTACTCGAACAGCGTCGGTCCGTAGACGGCGGGAACTCCGACGACTGCTTCGACTGCCGGAGTTACGACGACCGTCTTGAACTCTGCAGGCTTGCCGGCAACGAACTCGTAGTTGGACAGGTTTGCCGTGATGGACGAACAGGTCGACGTAACCTCGGGCGTGTGCGCCGATGCGGGAGCGGCCAACACGACCGCACCTCCCAGACCGAGCGCGACTGCGGCAATCGCAGCCGAGATGGATTTGAATTTCATGCTGTCTTCTCCTCTTGTGGAACCTGAACCACGACCGTGTGGCCGTGGGTTGTTGCGTGATGCTCTGCGTGATAGAAGTCGCTCGTTCCGTAGCCGCAGTCACTACAGTCGAAAGGAAGCCCGCTATCCACGCCCATGCTCTTTCAGATAGGCCTGAGCCTTCTCGACTAGAACTTCGAGCTCGTTGAGATTCATCTGGAGCGAAAGGGTCGAGTACTCGTGCATCCGAAGCTGGATGATCAAGTTGTTCTCGACGTGCTCGGTCTCTTCTTCGATCAAGATCTCGCGAACGTCTTCAGCTTGACGGCGACGAACTTCTCGTATGATGGAGTCGTTTGCTTCGCTCATCAGAGCACCGCCCCGGTGTTCTCGTCCTTGATCGCAACCTCAAGATCAGTTGCGTTGGCTTCGAGAAGCTGTGCGAACTCAACAGCCTTACGAACGTCGTCGAGGGTGCCGAGAGGGGCGCCTGTCGCGGCGTTGAACAATTTGTAACGCATTATGGAGTCCTTTCCATTTCCGGTGTCCTTACCGGGCTAAGACAAGTATGCCCCAACCCGGCCCATTTCACTACACTATTTCGAATATTTATTCATCGGACTTTACAACCCACAGTTTGTTGGTGTGGATTGTCTTCCCGAGGAACTCGTAGGTGAACGCCGAGACGATGATGTAGTCGTGCCCGATCTTCGCATCCCAGAGCTGAGACTTGAACTCTGGATACTTGAACCGGGGCACCTTCACAGTCATGAGCCCCTGCGCGTCCTCCAAGTACAACGTCATGGAATCCTTCAGGTGTGGATCCTTGACGGTCTCCGGATCCAGATCCTCACCTGTGCGCGAACGATGGTTCTCGAACAAATCCTGCAAGTTCCGATTCTTCAGAAGCCCGACGATGACGCCCTTCCACTTGACAGCTTCGTAGGGCACATCGTCGCTGTTCTGGCCGGGGTACGGCGCGCCTTGAAGATCTCCGTCCAGGACGGCCTTCTTGATGGCTGCGATGTCGCGCTCGACCTTGTTGATGCCGAAGGGGTCGTCCTCCGAGGAGAACTCCTCGATCTTCTCGATCGTCTTCGGGCCGACGCCCTTGATGCTGAGCATGTCCTTCCACTCGCGGATGCCGACCTCGCGCTCAAACTCGCCAATGAGCGCCGCAGTCTTGTCGCCCACGCCGGGGATCTGTAGGAAGCCCGCTCGCACACCCTCCGGCGTCGGAGCCCACGTGTGCTTCGATTCTCCAGCCTTCGGAGGGAGCACCTGATAGTTCCGCTTGAAGCGTTTGTCCTTCATGTCACGCATCAGGAGGACTTGCTTGTTGACGTCCTTCGTCTTGTGGAGCTGAGCTGCGTAGAACTCCAGCGGGTGGTGCACCTTCAGCCACATGGCCCAGAACCCCAGCATCGAGTAGCTGACACAGTGTGCGATGTTGAAGGCGTATGTTCCAGCCGTAGCCATGCGCTTCCAGATCTCACGGGCGACCGGCTCGGTCATCCCGTCCACCTGCATAGCTCCGACGAGGAAGTCGTCCCACATGGCGTTGAACGCCGACTCGCCCTGCTTCGAGGAGATGATCTTGCGGATCTTCGATGCATGAGTCCACGGGAACTTACCGATGTCGCGGGTGATCTGAAGGATCTGCTCCTGATAGATGATCTGGCCTTCGGTGGCTGCGCAGATGCGCTCCACGACCGGGTGCAACGGAACGTGCTTCTGGCGACCGTGCCGGATGGCGATGTAGTCTCCGGTCGACCCGGAATGCAAGGGGCCAGGACGAGCCAGCGCGTTCACCGCAGCGAGGTCCATGAAGGTCTTCGGCTTGAGCTCCTGCGTCACCATCTTCATCGTGCGACCTTCGAACTGGAAGATGCCGACCACGTCTCCGACCTCGAACGCGGCGAGCGTCTTCGGGTCGTCCATCGGAATGTCGTAGAGGTCGTCAAGGTCCATTCCGAGGAACTCAAGCGCGATCCGGATCATGCCCATCGTCGTCAGGCCCAGCGCGTCCAGCTTCATCAGACCCAGATACTCGCCGTCGTACTTGTCGACCGAGAGCACCTGAACCGAGTTGTTGTTCGCGCCGACGTTGTCCTTGCCGTAGGTGGCGACGTACTTCCAGAGCGGCTCCGCCCCAATCACCAGCCCAGCTGCGTGGACACCGAACGACTTGTAGTTACCTTCGAGCTCCATCGACCTGTACATGACGGGGTGGCGCTCGAAGAACTCCTTCACTTGCGGGAACATCTCCACGGTGTCCTCGATGCCCGCGTCGAACCGGCTGTCACCGCCTGAGCGCTCGACGAGAAATTCCTTCGCCGCCTCGACCTCGAACTTCGGCACCTCGTAGACGCGAGCCACGTCGTCCATGGCGTTCTTGCCTCGATAGCGTGTGAAGGTGCCGATGTTGCCGACGCGGTCAGCGCCGTACTTCCGGATCATGATCTGGCGGACGCCGTCTCGCATGTCGTCGTCGAAGTCGAGGTCGATGTCGGGAAGGTCATTACGATTCGGGTCGATGAAACGTTCGAACAGCATGAGCGGATACTCGAGAGGATTGACCTCGGTGATCCTGAGCAGATAACAGACGAGCGACGCCGCTGCGGAACCACGCGCCGGGCCCACGCCAATGCCCTCGTCCTTGGCCTGTCTGACCACATCCGACAGCACGGCGAAGTAGTCGCCGAAGTCCTTCAGAAGGATGAGCTCCATCTCGTACTTGACGCGCTCGCCGTAGCGCTTCTGCTCGGAGCGCGAGAGCGACTTATCGAAGCCGCGATACTTCCAGCCCTCACGCAGCCAGTGCCACAAGATCTCCTCGGTGGAGACCGGGGTGTCTAGCGGGATTGAAACATCGACGGATCCCGACGCGGTCGACGAGGCGGCCACGGCGCGAGGTCGGCGCGTGTGCCGGGGTAGCGGATGCGATCCATCTTGGGCAAGGTTACGTTGCATCGTTCTGCAATCTTCTCGGTGTTGAGTACTGCGGTCTGGGCCTCGCCACGAGTGAGGCCGGTCTTGATGAGGTCGTTGATGATCTCGTCGTCGGACAGCGGATAGGTCAGAAGGATGTTGTACTCCCACTCGGCCTCCGTCTGAGCGACGGTGCTGCCTCCGCGCGACGCCGTGTGCAGAATCTTCTGCATCTCGTTCTGCTCGGGACGAGGATAGTGCACGTCCGCAGTCGCCACGAGCGGGATGTCGAATTCCTTCGACCATGCGGCGTACTGCTTGTTGATGATGCAGGTGCGCGGCAGCCCCGGGAAGCGCTGGACCTCGAGATAGTAGCGGTCGCCGAGGAGACGCTTGTATCCGAGCATCACCTTCACGGCTTCGTCGTAGTCGCCCTCCTCGATGCCCTTGCCTCCGAGGAGCGTGCACGCGAGATGGCTGTCGGAGCAACCCGATGTGACGATGAGTCCCTTGGAGTTCTTCTGGAACTCACCGCCGAGCACCGTCGGATAGCGGTAGAAGTTCGAGTTCCAGGCGACGGTGGTGAGCTTGTTCAGATTCTGATAGCCCTCCTGATCCATGGCGAGGACGGTCATGTGCCACTTGCGCATGTTGTTGACTTCGCGCATGTCCGACGGAGCCGTGTAGACCTCCTGTCCGAAGATGGGCTTGATGCCCGCCTCGAGACAGGCGATCTCCCACTTGACGTGAGCCGAGACGTTGCCGTGGTCTGTGATCGCCCCGGCCTTCATGCCGAGCTCCTTGATGCGCGCTACGTGGTCTACAGGGAGGCCGAAGCCATCCCCGTAGGAGTAGGTGCAGTGCGTGTGAAGAGAGACGTAGTGCATTAGACCTTCTCGAGCCACTCCGGGTTGGTCCAGAACACTCTTCTCAGGTCAAGAGGATCTACGCAGAGCGCTGACATGCCATCTGTCTTCGAGCGACTCTGATCGATGTCGAGGAGAGTGTAATCGGATCCCTTCTCGAGATGTTGCTTGAGGCGAACCGAATCTCCAATCGTCAGCTTCGTCCCGTCTTCTCTCTGATATGTTCTGGTCTGGACGGGATGGAGCGTGATAGCCTGACCGTCGGCGATCAGTTCTACGCTGTCGTGGCCCTCGGCAACCCCGGCCATGTTCTCGTCTGCGGCGGCGCGGTCACGTCGGCGCATCTCCAGCGTCAGGAAGCAGTGACCGATGAGATCGTTGATGATCTCGTCGACGCCTTCGGTCTTCAGCACCGACTCGTCTGCGTCCCACATAGCTCGCTTGAGCTTGATCATCTTCCGATACATGTCGGAGAACTGCCCTCGCGCGCCGAGCTCGAAGGCCGCGCCCGATCCGTATTCCGAGTTCTTCGACGAGAAGAGCTCGAGCCATGCCGGAAGGTGCTCGGAGACGATCGTCACGAGCTCGGGTGAGTCTCCCGGCTCAGTCGTGAGCGAGATGTGCATCTCCTCTCCGGTGTACATGTTGGACTGCGAGACAGACGGTCGGACGACGATGTTCATTTCTGATGCTCCTTGTATACTTCAAGCTGGATTCTGACGTGGTTGTAGATCTCGACCGAATGAGTCGCGACGAGAGTCTCAGGGCGCATCTCCCGGAACTGCCGGTTGTGGGCGCCATGCCGCATGATCGCGGCGAGGTCGAGCTCAGAAGCTCGGAGGATGTTCTCCGGAAGGTCGTCGACCAGTCCGAGGATGCGATCGCGCCCGACGATGTCGATCAGGTCGAGATACTTGTCCTCGCCGTAGATGACGCCGTCAACCTTGCCGACGATGTGGTTGATCCAGAACTGAGTATCCGGATCGATGTTGTCGAGACGCTGCCACGGGCGAGTAGTCGTGATCCATGCCTGAACGCCAAGACCGCGCACCGACTGGATCAGGTCGCTCACGCCGTCGTCCAGCGGAGGCAGCGAGCGCTTCATACCACCCTGACGATAGGCGAGCTTGATGTCGCGATAGAGCTCCTTGTCGAGCCCGAGGGCATCGGAGAACTCGCCGCTGAACCGAGCCCGACTCCAGTCGGCGACGACCGGCTTCTGAAGGTACAACTGGGCAAACCAGCGGAAGTGCTCATAGTAGTCGCCGAGCGTGCCGTCGATGTCGAAGGCATAGACCGGGGCGAGCGGGTGGACGCGGATCTTGGGTGCGTGGTCGATCATGAGAGACGAGCCTCCACGTCGTAGAATGCTGCGTCGGACAGGACGCCCTTCTTCCACGCGCCGTAGCGCCCAACCCGCATTAGACGCTGGATCGGAACCGGGCTGCAGGTGCAGTCGGTCATGATCGGCTTGCGCACCTTCCAGACATGGCCAGGGGCGTTGGGTCGGTGGTCGAGAGGATACTCGGTGTTCTCCCAGCCGTGGATCCGACTCGCCCGATACCACCAGTCGTCCGGCTCGCCTGAGCAGACGACGAGATTGTCGATCGCAGCGCCGTCCTCTTCAGCAGTGAACGCGCCCTTGTATCGGATGAAGTCCGTGACGTACACATCCTGAGAGTCGAAGGTGTGTCGCATGTTCGTGCAGAGAGCCTCGGCCGGGATCGTCGAGACGACGAGCTCCATACCGCGAAGCACGTCGTTGTTGCGGAGCACCTCTGAGCTCGCATCCCACGGCTTGATCAGACCGTGATACTCCGACCATGCGCGGTCGTACGCCTCGCGGATGTCCCATGCGTCGTGCACTCCGACCAGCGTCTCAGGCGAGACCTGCAGGTCGTGGTCGTCGCCGTAGACCTTCTGACGATAGCCCTCCACGGTGCCCTCGAGCTCGTAGGTGATCTTGAACGAGTCACCGGACAGACCGGGGATCGGGCGGTGCAGATACTGAGCGCCACGCATGAACGACTTGCGCGGCTTCGACAGGATGGTCACGTCGTGACCATGTCCGACGGCTGCATGTGCTGCGAACAGACCGGCTGGACCAGCACCCAGGATTGCGACTTTCACTAGAGATTCTCGATTCGTTTCTTGATGGATGCGGGCAGGACACGCTCGCCACTGGCGAGAAGATCTCGGTCGTACTTCGAGACGAACAGGCCGTAGCCGCCGTCCTCGTCGACGAACGGCCAGACGTAGGGCATGCGGGCGGGCGTCTGTGCCCAGAGCTCAGAGTACTGCTCGGGCCAGCGCCGGGCGAGATTGCTCCGGTGCGACCGCAGCACGTCTGCATCTCCGAGCCACGGCGGCAGCATAAACTCGTCGTCGCCCAGCGCGTTCGCCACGGATTTCGCAGTCAGATGCTGCTGCCCAGCTACGCCACGAGTATGGAGCTCGAACGAGATCGCAGCTGCGTATGCGGCGAGCGACTTCTCGTAGCCCATCCACATCTTCGAGACCGGATGAGCGAGCGTCTCTTCGCGGGTGTCCGACTCGTACACGAGATCGGTCAGCAACACGATCGACTCTTCCATTGTCTGGAAGAGCAGGTCGGTCTCCAAGTCGGAAGCCGTGTCGAGCAGAGACGCCCGCGTCAGCCAAGTCATCATCGCTTCGGCCCAGCCGTCATGTACACGCCCTGCGCCCAGAAGGCGATCGCTCGACCAAGCGACCAGATCATGTAGTCTTCGGTCTTCTTGGCTGAGATGAATGTGCTACGGCGCTTCACGCGCTCAGTCCATTGTACAGACGGGCGCACATGGAGCACCAGTAGTCGTCTTCTCCCATGGGAGCAGAGAGCGCGTGCGACTCTCCGGGCATGTTGCAGAGATTGCCATCACCTTGATCAATGTGGTATCGCATTTCGGGGTCCTTCCCGGTTGGGCGCCAGATCCTCCTGGCGCGATCCTTCTACCTTACCCCGTAATTGGGATTCGGCGCTACTTCGTAATCTGGACGTGAGTGTAGCCGTTGTCTCCGATGAACTCTTCTACGATCTCCGCATCCAGAAGCTCAGTTACGGCGTTGTCGTAATCGAGTTCGATCCGGTCGGTGACATATCCGACGTAGTTGGCTGCGACCATTGTTGGCAGGTCGTCTGCCATGGTCGCGCCTGACGCTTCGAGATACTTGACAACCCGCTTGGCTCGGATGCTGAGGGTCTTGCCGTTGATGTCCATAAGAGAACTCTACGCCATCAATCTCGAATTCACTACTCCATTTCACGCTACTTCGTCCTCGTCCTCGAGCTCGCGGAGAACCGAGATCAGCACTGGGTCCATGGCGATGTCACCTCGTGACTTGAGCTTGATCACCTGCCACTTGAGGAGCGTGTGCACGATGGCCTTGGCTTCAGCCTTGTCCATGTTGCCGTGATCCTCGAAGTCGCGGAGCTTGAAGGTGTTCCCTCCGACCATCCGCAGCGTCATCAGCACGTCATCCGGGTGCTCCTTCAGGAAGTTGAGGACATTGATGCGCTTCTCCTTGGCGCGGGCCGTGGCTGCGACAGTGCGGCGGGACATGCGCGCATAACCCATCGACTCCTGCTCGTAGATCATGTCCAAGAACTTGACCGCGTCGCGCACGTGCTCAGCGTTGACGAGAAGCTTCCCGCGCGCCGAGATCGAGAAGGTTCGGGCTGCCAATGCGGCCGCAATGCGGAGCACCTTGAATCGAACGTTCTCAGACTGGATCAGCGGCGGGTCGGACACGTAACGGTCGCCCAGATCCAGAGCGGCTGCTACGGCCTCCTCAGCAGCCTTCGCCGAGACGACCACGTCATCGCGACCCAACGACCAGACCCACTTGATGAGGGCTTCGCTCGCCGCCGTCGAGTAGCTCGGCGAGTGCTGCTCGCCGAAGCCCGAGTTGATGAGCTTGGTGTCTACGTCGTCCTTCTTCGTCGCCATGACGAAGTCGAATCGAGCGATGTCCTCGTTGGCAGGGACGATGGTGCGGAGCGCGCCCATGCCCGCGTCGTTGAAGGAATCCAAGCTGGCTCCTCCGGCGGGGTTGGTGATCCAGATGAGGCGGGTGCGAGCCGACGTGGACTCCGATGCGATCTTGGTGATCTGCGCGATACCGGAGGAGCGGATGGACGACATCTGTTCCACGACGCCAGACTCCTTCAACCCCGACACCTCGTCCAGGACGCACAGACGACGGTCGTTCATCGGCACGACGCCCCATGTCATGTGCCAGCGCCCGTCAATCTGCTGGACGCCTCCGACGATTCCCGGGAACGACATCCCCTCGCACGACACGAGCTGACCGCTGCGGTAATGCTGGATGAGCCGGGTGGCCACCTCAGACTTGCCGGTACGGGTGTCCCCGACGACTGCCATCTCGAGCCAGCCCTTGGCGACGAGCATGTCGTAGACCTTGAACGAGAGCACCGAGTGCCAGACGAGGTCGTACGCGACGTGCAGCAGGTCGCGCCCGTAGATGTGCGTGACGTTCTCCGCCATGTCAGCGGCGATCTCGAGAGACTTGTCTAGGGCGGATTGCCCCGGCTCCGGCTGGAACTGCTTCAGCTCCTCGCGCAGCTCAGGCGTCATCTCGAACCTATCGATGTCCATCTCGACCGGCTTGTTCGCCCATGCCATGAACCGGAGCTTGCTCGTCTTCGGGTCGACAACGTTCCGGCCGATAAGCTCGACCTTGTTGTTGACGGTTGACTGCTCTGAGCTGACCGAGAAGGCTGTGCGCTTGACGGGCTGCTGAGTCTCGTCGTCCTTGCGGTCGTCGACGGACGGCTGGACGAGAAGCTCCTCGATGTGGTAGTTCTCCTCGACCTCGAACTCGACGCGATCGGTGCAGCGCGCCCCGGTCATCTCCTTCATGAGGATCTTGCGGCGCTGCTCCGGCACATCCACGAACCGGAACAGCTGCTCGTCGTCGGCGCGGATCTCGACCTGAGCCTGTCCGTTCTTCGCAGACAACGGGCAGGACTGGCACACGACGCCCTTCGACTGGTCGCAGGTGGCTGTTATGAGCCTTGGGGCGGTATACGGCTCCTGCTGCTTCCCTGCGATGGACACGGTGAGCTGAATCGTCTTGGACTGGTTCTTCACGTCCATGCTCGCGTTCAGCGACATGTGCTCACCGGTCGTCGCCACGGGCAGATCTGCCTTACGCGGGATGCCCTTGGTCTCCCGAGAGATCGCCATCAGCTCCAGGAAGTCGTTCTTCGAGTGCCCTTCGAGATGGATGTAGTCGGTGATGTCCGCACCCTTGGTGGTCTCTGGCATATCGATGATATAGACGTTGGCTGCGAATGCACGCAGCGTCGATTCGACCTTCTTGGATCCCTTGCGACCGGCGTCGTCGGCGTCGTACGCGACATAGACGTTCTTCCCGGCGAACAGCGGTGCCCATGCTGGGCGGAAGGTCTGAGCGCCAGCCGTGTGCGTGACGGCGGGGATGCCCTCCTGATTGAGGAGAATGCAGTCTGTCTCGCCTTCCGTGAGGACGATGTCGTCCGAGGTCGCGATGATCTCCGGGTGGAAGATCTGAGCCGTGCCGTGACCTGTCCAGTTGAGCATCTTGTCGGGGCCAGCCCCGCCCATCCGATATCGGCGAACGTTCAGCAGCTGTCCACCTGCGTCGCGCACCGGGAGAGTGTAGCGCGAGCCGTCCCATCCGATCTCAAACGTGATGATGGTGCGCTTGTCGATGCCGCGCTTCTCAGTGAAGGCGTTCAGGGCTGTCTTGTTGGCGAGGAGCGCCTCGGCCCAACCGGACACCTGATCCTCGCTCGGCAGCGGCGGGCCTGAGTTAGCTCGACCCGCGTTCAGCGCATCCGTCTGGGCTGCGTGGTAGGCCGGGTCGGCGTGCTTGCCCTTCATGTATTCGGCTCGAATGTCAAAGCCTGTGTTCTTCTTCAAGTCCTGCACGAGATCGTAGATCGATCCGCCGTGCGCGTTCTTCAAGCAGTTCCACAATCCTGAATCGTGGTTCATGCTTGCGCTGGGGCTCTGGCTCGTGTTCGGGTCTTCACAGATCGGGCAGAATACCCTCTGTTCACCTTCTGGAGATTCGTCTCCCACATTCCGGCTGCGGAAAGCAGCGCGGGTGTAATCGGGCTTGTAGCGTTTCTTGGTGGTGGTGCCAGTAGCCATCCTCGACCTTTACTTCTGGGGTGTCATGGAGACGCTCTACACTGTAGAATGCCTATAGGAGAAGAGAGAAAGAAATCTCTTTCCAGTTATCTAGTTATTGAATTACCTTGTGAGCGAGGCTGTTTTAGAAACGACCGAGCCGACGGACAACTCTACGCCAGCCGAAGCAGCGACGCCCCTCAGTCCCCTCAGTCGCTCCCTCAGTTATGCTCATTCGCCTCATTCTCGGCCTCAGTTTACTCAGTCGCTCAGTCTGGGATTTCGACTCCGACTGAGGGATTATTGAGGAAACTGAGGGAGCAATATACCGGGAGGGGTTCTGCGGCGGCGCGTCGTCTCGGCTGACTGAAGCCGTAGGCGCCATCCTAAGGAACGAAAAGAGGCCGCCTGAGGGTTTCTACCCAGACGACCTCTCTCGCTCGTTACGCGCAGTCCTGCTGAGCGCGGGTGTTTACGCCGGTCTGGGGTTAGAAGGGCGTCTCGCCGAATTCAGCGGCGAGGATCTGTGCGACGAGGTCTTCGTCCGTCGTGGACTTGAAGACCTTGGCGGTCGGGACGACCTCTTTGAGAGCGGCCTTGAGCGCGGGGCGGTCGAAGGTCGCGAGCTCTGCAGCGCGCTCGGCTTCGGGGTCTTCCTCCTCGGCCTCCTCTTCTTCCTCTTCGGCTTCTTCCTCGTCCTCCTCGACCTCGACTTCTTCCTCGTCCTCTTCGGGCTCCTCTTCGTCACCCTCGGGGATCGATTCGAACTCGGCGTCCAGGATGGCCTGGACGAGCTCGGGCTTCTTGAGGCCCGGCGTCTTCACGCCGAGCGGCTTGGCGATGGTGCGGAGGTTGGGGAGCGTGTCGGCGTTGAGTTCGGCCTCGCGCTCCGTGTACTCGTCGTCGGCCGGATCGCCATCGGCGTCGACCTCCTCATCGATCTCTTCCTCGATGTCCTCGTCTTCGGGCTCTTCGTCGACGGGAGTTGCCTCGCCGCCGACTCCGCCGTTGAACTTGAAGACGCCGTTCGAGGACGGACGCGTGCCGTCTCCGTACGCCTCCATGCCGAGGTCGATGTTGACGACGGTGCCGATAGGGTTCTTGCCGCCGATCTTGGTGATGACGAGGTTGCCCTCCTTCTTACCGGGGGCGGTGACGACGGTGGGCTCGTCCGGGACGCCCAGTGCGAACATCAGGTTCGAGAGGTTGGCTTCCGAGCCCTCCTTCAGCGGCGAGCCGTCGGCGGTCTCCGTGATAATGGAGGAGATGAACAGCGGGAAGCCGTCGAACTTGGCGTGGTTCTTCGGGTCGCCCTTCTCGGCCTCGAGCTCAGCGAGGATCCAGAAGCCCTTGGATCCGCTGTTGTTGCTACGGAACTCCATCTTGGCGATCTTGGCGCGGTAGAAGCCGGTTGCCGTGGGGGTCGGGCCGTCGTACGACTCGAAGCCCGACTTGACTTCCTTGGACTTTACTCCGACCAGTTTGAATGAGACCATGGGTTATACCTTTCTCGTCCGGCGGACTGCCGGGGTCTTGGTGGGTGTTGCGGTTGCGGTGCGAGCTCGGGCAGGTGCCCCGCCCGGCTTGGTTGTAGCGGCCCGCTCAGCGAGTCGCTTCTTGACGGCAACGTCGATGATCTGAACCATCTTCGGAACTGTCAGGTCGTCACGCTTACGCCCGAGGGCGATGTAGCGATCCTTCCCACGGTATGGGCCGTGGTGCGTGAACCAGATGCGTCGGATCTCCTGGTCGCCGTTCTCGATGACCTCGCCGTATCCGACGATGTTCATCAGCCCGGCGAACTGCTGAGCGAGAGCGCCCTGCTGACCGTGGACGGCGGGAGCGAAGTACGTCTCGCCATTCTCGTCCTCCTCCGACTTGATCCACGCAGTCCATCCCACGTTCACCGGAAGGTCGTGCAGCTTGCGCACCATCGTCAGGAACATGTTCTGGCTGCGCTGGTACGCGGCCTGAGTTGGGATGAACTCGTCGAGCTTGGCGTTGTTGGCGCGTTCGCCCTTCATCGAAGCTGCCATGCCGAAGGACTGCGTCTCAGACGCGTTGTCTACGACAATCCAGCTACCCGGCTTGTCGAGACCCTCTTTGACGAGACCGCCGTCGCGGAAGTAGATGTACGCCTCGTCCATGTCGGCCCAAGAGTTGATCTCCCACTCACGCGACTTCGACCCCATGGCCCATGCGGACACGGTGCCTTCGGGGTCGGTCGTCAGGAAGACGACCTGAGGAGAAGTTCCCCAGAACACCGTCTTGCCGAAGCCGGGCCCAGCCACGATCAGCGTGTGCTGATAGCGGTCGGTGACTCCAACCGGATGGATCTTCGGATGCCCCATTACGCGTTCTCGCTCTCCCGAGCCTTCGCTTCGGCAAGCACGCGAAGCTGAGCCTCGCGCTTCTTGACGAGCTTGAGCGAGTAGGACGGGAGCCGATGATCCGTTCGGAACACCTGCGGAAGAACCCGCTGCTCGATCGGAGTGCCGACTTTGAACTTCGGCTCGATCTTGATACCGGCGCGCTTCCGCGCCTTCCGGGCAGCTGTGCCCATGATTACTCCTTCTCTTCTATATGAGCAATTGTCTGCTCAAGTTGTTCAATCTGATGCAGGACTCGAGTCGAATCAGGAGTGCTGATCCTTCCCATAGCAACCTGCTTGTGAGTGCGAGCCTTGAGCTCGGCCGTCTGTCGCAGCCCGATCTCCTTCAAACCCTTCATTCTGCACTCTTCTTCTCGTGGTCGGCGTAGTTGTTACGCACGATGAACTGGTTCTCCTTGAACTCAGCTACCGCCGCGTCGTCACCTTGCTCGTCGAGCTGGCACATCCGCAGGAACGGGCACCATGAGCAGTCCTTCGAGGTCGTCTTGGTGATCGGGAGATCACCCTTCCGATAGGCCTCTGCGAAGATCGCTTCGTCCTGGATTCGACGGACCATCTTCGCCCGCTCACCCCGACTGCGGTACACAGGCCAGCGCTCGAAGAACTTTGGAGGCTGGGTCTTCGACACGTCGCCGAGCACGATGAGCGCCTTGTCCCATGTTCCGTCGCCATCGTGCTGAGCGTTGATATCGTCCACGAGCTCTTCAAGCGTCGCTATCGTCTCCTTGCCGGTGAGCTCGTAGAACGGCTCCAGCGCGTCGAGATAGTGCTGCTTGTTGGGCTTGTTCGTGCGGAGACCTTCCGCATTGACCGGGCGAGGATCCGCCATGGCCTTCCGCAGAAAGTTGTACATGATCCCTGCGATCTCCTCATTGGGTCCGAGGATGCCGCGCTTCCGCAGGACGATGGTAGCGAAGGCCCAGTAGCTGCCCGCCTGATCGTCGAGAGGAAGGTGATCGATGCGGATGCCCGCCGCCGTCTTGTGCTCCATCAACCAGATCTCTCCGGTCGACAGGTCGCGATAGACGCCGTCCCACGTGCCCACATACCGCAGCCAGCGCGGCACCTTCAGGAACTTGATCCCGAAGAGCGTGATGGCGGGGCGCGGTATCCAGACCTGGAACTTCTCCTCGGTCGCGATCACGTCCCAGTTCTCATCCCGTCCGAAGTGCTCGACGTAACGATTGAGCATGTCGATTCCGAGAGCACGAGCGGATACGTACTCCGCTGCGGCCTCCGCGTCCTCAGGGTCGAAGATCGCCGCTTGACGATCATCGTCTCCGAGTGCACGATCGAAGTACACGGCGGGGTGCTCTCCGCGTGTGGTGCCGATGCCGTACCACTGCGCGAGCGCGTCGTGCACGAGCGATCCGAACCAGAGCGGAGTGGCCACGCGCTTCGGGGCAAGCCCTTCCACAGATGACCAGTACCACTGTTGGGCGCAACGCTTGAGCGAGTTGCGTTCGCTTGTTCGCATCTCTAGCATGTGTTCTCCTTGTGAGAATTGGAGAAGGGATGAACTGCGCGATGGTCAGTTCATCCCTTCATGCTAGAAATCCTTCTGCTCGCCAGCCGGACGGACGGGGCGACGACGGGCGGCGGGAGCAGCGGCAGCGGCCTTGGCGACCGGCTTCGCTGCAGCCTTGGCGACGGGCTTCTTGCCGGCAACGGCGGTGGCCTTGGCAGCGGGCTTGGCGGCGGGTGCCTTGGCGACCTTCTCGGCCTTGGGCTCTGCAGCCTTCGCGGCACGAGCAGCGGCACGCGCTTCCTTCGCTGCGGCACGGTCGATGGCGCGCTGGGCGCGAGCCTCGGCTTCGGCTTCGAGCTCGAGCTTGCGCTGGGCGATACGGGTCTGGTTGCCTTCGGACTTCTGGAAGTCGCCACGGAGGACGGAGCCGAGCTGGACCGACATGGGGTCTGCCTCGTAGCCGGTCTGCTCCTTGATGTAGGCGACGAGATCATCGATGACCGGGGTCACGATCTTGTCGGCGAGGTTCGCCTTCGGCGCTTCGCCCTTCTTCGGGATTCGACGACCGGCGATGTCCTGGTCGGCGCGAGTGGTCTTGGTAGCCATTTGGTACTCCTTGGTTATTTGGATTTCGTCTTACTCGGTCGAGCTGACGAGATTTACTTTACCCCATGCATTGTCAGAACGGGGACTTTCTTCGAAGAAAGTTGGAACTTTCTTTCGATTATCTACGCATGTCCCATCCGCGCCCGTCAGATACTCGGGTTTGGCTTTCGGACTCGTCTGCGATGGACGACTCGGTTGCTATCCGATCCGGGTCGGGCTCCTGTGGTGGCTGCGTCGACCGGCCGAACTGCAACTCTTCGAACCTTTTTCGTGCGACGCGGTTCCGACGGCTCTGCACGACTGCGTACGTCGAGAGCAGAAGCGACAGGCTCGCTATCCACAAACTGATTGATTCCATCTGTGTCTCCTCGTAGAAGGTGAAGCGCCAACTCTACTCCGCGTCGTCCGTCAAGCATCTCAAACTGAGCGCGATTCTGAGATAGGTTAGACTCGAACACGGTCTCCTCGATTGTGTCACGAGTGATCGCATACCAGAAGGTGCGCGGCGCCACTCGGCCAGATCGGTTGTCAATGCGGCCTTCGGCCTGCCGCTGGTCGTCCGCAGTCCACGTCTCGTCGATGATGTAGATCTCGTCACACCACGCGTCCAGCTCGATAGACATACCTCCCGCCGTCGTGCTCAGCAGCAGCACGCGTACCGGATCGTCTGCGGACTGGAACCGGGCCATGACGTCGTTGCGAGCGCGGCCCGTCACCTTGCCCGTGATCGCCATCGTCGGGATCTTCTTCCGATTGAGCTCGCGCTCGAGAGCGTCGAGCGTCTCCGTCCATTGGCTGGCGAACACATACTTGAATCCTGAGCCCGGCTCTGGGAGCCAGTCCTGCGTCGCCTTGCCGGTAATGCCGCGCTCTCGGAGGAACTCGACGATGTCGACGATCTTCGGGCTGTCTGCGGTCGGCACAAGACGCCCGTTGCCGTGAGGGTCGTCCCAGACGCCGAACGCCATCTGCTTCAGGCGCGTCAGCTCGGACAGCGTTCCCAGCGTGGCGATCGAGCCAGACTCCAACTCGACCTCGCCGTCCTTCTTGAAGGTCTCGTACTGCTTGCGGTGCTTCGGCGACATCTCCAGGAGGCGATACTGTCGCTGTCCGAGCGGGAGATCTTTGCGGACTTCAGCCCGCGTCCTGCGCAGCACGTTGCGGTCGATGAGCTCGTAGAAGTCCTTCTTCATCTCGGGCCGGAGACCTCCGACGCTCAAACCGAAGCCGTTGTCGAGCGTCTCGAAGTAATTCGAAACGAAGCCCCAGTAGCCGCCCGTGTTCATACCGAACCAGTCGAGATGGCCCCAGATCTTCTTCTCGTGACCGCGCAACGGTGTTCCGGTCAGGGCGATCTTGTGCTGTGTCTTCAAGTCCAGAAGCCCTGCGACTGCGAATGGCACGTTGGCGGGCGTGTAGGCAGCCAACAGGTCATGGCTCTCATCGACGATGACGGTGTCCCACTTGTGGTCGATGATCTCTGGATACTCGGTCTGAGACATCGGGCGGATCGTGCGGTTGACGACGTGCGAGCCGACCTTGTGCTCAGCGGGCCAGTGGGCCTTACCAGCCTTGACGTCCTCCTGCCAGATGTTGCACTTCTTGCACTTGTGCTCGTACTTGCGAGAGAGCATCTCTGGATTCACCACGAGGAAGCGCGGCGCGTCGTCGCTCTTCGGCAGCGCCCAGAACTCCTTCAGGGCGGCGGCTCGCTTGGCCGCTCCGTCCGGCATCGACACGACGCGGGCATTCGGAGCCCAGAGACGGATCTGGCGCTCCCAGACCGACTGCAGCGAGACCTTCGGGGCGGTGATCAGATGGTCGCCCTTCCAGAGATCCATCTCCATCACCGTGGCGAGAGCTACGACGGTCTTGCCCAGCCCCGGCTCGTCGGCGAGGAGGAAGCTTCCGGCGTGTCGACCGAACACAGCACCCGAACGCTGATAGGTTCGCCCGGCCATTGCCGCAGCCATCGTCGGAGAGCATCTCGGCACGTGCTTCAGGTCTGCGTCGTGGACGGAGGCGAGTGAGCGGAGTTTGCGCAGACGGCGCATCTCAACGCGATACCACTCGGCGAGGTTCGGCCCGATCTCGAGCCGGTCTCCGAACACGCGACGGAGTTGCTTGCAAGAGCTGATCGAGAGCGGATACGACCACGTGGTCGTCTTCTTCGAGAAGTACCAGCCGATGATAGACTTGCAGTCGTCCTGGACTCCTGGATACCAAGGTGACTGTAGGACGATCTTCCCGCCCTTGTAGTTTGCCTTGAACTCGATCTTGACTTTCACTGAGCCTTCTTCGGTGGTCTACGGAATCGAACCTGACTGCGTGAACAGTAGATGCGCTCGTCGGAATTGTTCGGCAGGAAGAACAGGAACTTGCTGTTGTCGAGATCAGTGAAGATCCGACCCTGTCCTTTCCCGGAAACATATCCTACTCCGACGAGCACACCCAGCGTAGCCATTACCGCACGACCCATCGGACAAACATGCCCGCGACGCTCAGCAGGGCTGGCCGTAGCGCCACGAGAAGCTCGGCGGCTACGCGGGCCTGAGCTACGGCTTCCGCGTCCTCCTGCCAGCGCGTAGCGGCCATCAGCGCTGCACCATCTCGACGGTGACGCCGTGGCGGGCGATGCGGTTCGCGATCCACTCGGCGGTGCGACCTTCTCCGACGCGACGGGTCAGCTCCTGGCTGTAGAGAGCGACAGTGTTGATCGCCCAGACCGCACGGGCGTGTGCGGAAAGGAACTCTTCCGTCTGAGTGGCGTCGATCTCGGCCTTGATCTGCTCGCCGGATTTGCCGAAGGTGTTCGCGAAGACTTCGTCCACAGCGTCGTGTCCTGCAGTGTAAGCGTCCTGGATCTCGGCGAAGCCCTGAACAGCCATGTCGATCATGTGAGCGGGGCTGTCCGACATCGACATGTGCGACGGGATTACGAAGAGCGAGACCGGGTACTTCGACTCGGTGGTCTTGGTGGTTGCGTTCATGATCTGGGGTCCTTCCCATTCAGTGGACTTGCTTACAAGAAGAACTCTACGCCACAATTCGAGATTTCACTACTCCATACGCAAAAGATCCCCGAACCAAGATCGCGGAGTAGGTTGCAACCTTGGTGCGGGGATCTCTAGACGAGGATCACCTCCGAGCTACTGGCAGGAGTCACACTGGAGAAGATCCATAGGATCGACGGGGACGGCATAGCCGCCAGCGTTGTCTGTCTGGTTGTTGTCGCCGTCCATCAGCTGGTCTGCTTTCCGACGCCGACCGCACGAGCGGTAGCGTCAGCTGTGTTCTTCGTGACGAGGGCGTAGCTGGCCTGAGACACGACGACTGCGAGAAGCAGCAGGGCGGGCCACGCCGGGATCGGCAAGCCGAATCCGAGGAAGGCCACCAGCAGCACTGCAGCCGCCAGCACGAGCGACACGACGATCGCTACGACCTTCTTCTGAGCGGCGGGCCAGCGCGGGTTCGTCACAACTGCAATCGCGTAAGGCGCGAAGAAGTTGAGCAGAACCAGCACGCCAACCGGCACAGCTGGGATTTCGATATCCATATTCTCTCCTTGTTTTCTTGGGGTGGTCTAGAAGCCGATGTCGCGACCCTTGGCGTCCTCGGCATACGGCCAGTGGGCCTGGATGGTGCCCCGCTGGTTGAGGACGGTGGCGTTGCCGCCGATGCGCTCGCCGGTCATGCCGAGCGGCCCGGTCGCGGCGCTTCCGGTGAACTTCATCAGGCCGTAGGTCTTGGCGTGCTCGCTGAGCGTGTCGCCGCCCCAGACCGCGCACTGGAAGCCGGGGTGCGTTGCCTTGAAGGCCTCCCACGACGCCGAGGTCATCGGACGGAGGCAACCGTCGTCCATCTCCTTGTAGCGCCATCCCTTGAAGATGCCCGGGAATGCACCGTCGCTGTTGGCTTCGTAGATCTGAGTCATGTCTTCGTCCTTCTGGTCGAGCTCCTGAGGGAGCGGGCCTGTTGATGCCGGGTACAGGGCTGCACCGGCTGTGATGATCGGCACGAGAGTGTAGCCCCAGTGCCAGTTCTCTCCAGAAGCCGCACCCTCAGTGTTCGAGAATCCGTACTTCCACGCGTTCTTGCGGAGCCAGTTCAGCACCGCGACGATGATGAAGTAGTCGATGGTCGTGCCGAGACGGTGGTTGGACTTTCCCGGAACGGCTGCGACGGGCACGCCGGGTCGCTTCTTCCAGTAGGTTCCATTCCACCAGATGCCGGTGTTGTAGCTCACCGGCAGATATCGAGCGCGGAAGATGATCTCCTGCTCGGCGTCCGTGCGTAGGGCGTCGCCCCAGCGAAGGACGATGTTGAGATCCTTGTACATCGCAGCGGCCATGAGTGCGTTCTGACGTGCCACGTCGTCTCGCAGCTGCTGCATCGTTCCGTCATAGACCGACGGTCCAATGTTGACGAATGCCATGCGGTTACTTCCTCTCCTTGGTTGGACCCGGCTGGGTCTGTTCGAGGTCGAAATCCAAGTTTAGGCCATGGGTGTGCTCGTCCGGCATCGGCTGCTTCTGCACGTGTCGAAGGTTGCGGAACAGCTGCCAGAACAGGATCACGATGCCGATGTAGATGACTGCGCGGATCGGGAGGCGACCGAACTCCCAGTCAGACCAGATCAGGCTCGCCGCGATGAACGAGAGATAGGCGAACCATCCTGCAGTCTGGAACATCAGCGTCTTGCCGATCTGGGTCTGGCGCCAGCGGTTCGAGTAGCGACGACGGTTCTTCCGGAGGAAGTTGACGAGGCGATACTTGGACTGTCTGTACTTCACCGGGCGGGTGCCGTAGAAGTAGATGAACAGCACGATCGGGATGATCGCGCTGTAAGCGAGTAAGTCGATGACCGTGTTAGCGATCTCTTCGAAGTTCATTAGCCGTTGCCTCTCATTGTATGACTCTCGATAAGATAGCCGAAGTGGTTGTTGTCGTCTTCGTCTCGGAGCTTGACGACGGTCTGAGTTACTTTCTCGGTCGTGCGAGAGACCTCCTGGAGCATGAGCTCAGCAGACAGCACCTGCGCGGTTGCCTCCTGCTGGGAGCGCTCGGTCGAGGCGAGAGGAGTGATCTCTTGCGGGTGCAACTTGGAATAGAGTCGTGCGATCCACTTCATAGCGGGGTGCTCTCAATCTCACGTCGTGAGTCTCCGGCTCCGTAGTTGCGGTTGGCGAGACGATCTGAGTTCTCGCGAAGAGTGTCGATGAGTCGGTTGGTGGTGTCGCCGCTGTTGACGAGCTTGGTCTGGTTATCGAGGAGGATCCGGTTGGCCTCGGTGAGAGCGGCGTTCGCCTCGCGGAGATTGTTCCGCTCCTCGATCAGAGAGGCGATCTGTGCATTGAATCGAGCGATCAGATCCGTGACGACCTGCTTGGGGACAATCCAACCTCGGAGGATAGAAACGACGCCAAACGTCACAATTGCCCCAAGGGCCACCTGATCGACCTTGAGGGTTGCGAAGAATGCGAGAGCGTCCAAGGCTACGCCCCCATGAGTTCTGCGACCTGCGCCTCGAGTTGCTTGATTTGGCGGTTCATACGCGACGCAGCCATCTGCAGCGGCACCACCATCAGCTCGTACCGGATCGAGATCGGCTCGTTGTAGTGCTCCGACTCGGGATCCACGTCGAGCGGTACGAGCTCCTCGAACCCAGCCGCGACTACGTCCTCGGCGATGAATCCGATCATGACCTCGCTGTCCGGGCCGTTCGCCTTGAGCTGGTACTTCTTCGAGTCAAGATCGAGGAAGGCGTCGAGGTTCGCGTCCGACTCCTTCCAGGAGACGATGTTCTTCTTGAACCGACGCGCCGAGGGGTTGATGCCGAGGCGACCATCACCGTTAATCGCAGCCGACACGTATGCCGAGTTGACTGCGTTGTTGCGGCCGTATGCCGTGTAGATCGGGGTTCCAGCCCCGAAGTCACCGTTGCCGATACCGCGCTTGTTCGCGATCTCCGGCGATCCCGAGTCGACCTTGTTGTTGACGACGGCGGTCAGATTGTACCCGAGGATCGTGATCTGGTCGGACGTGTGACCGTGGCTGACATTGGCCTTGCCAGCGAGGAGGTCGTTGTCCTGCCCCTTCGTGTAGAAGTTGTTCAGCGACCACTGCGTGATCGTGACGCCGTCGGCGAAGAGCTCCGAGTACTGGTGCGTGTGCACCTTCGAGGCGTACATCTGGCTCGTCCAGTCGGTGAGCAGGACGCCGCCCGTTCCAGGCACGATGATGTCGTAGCTCTGGTGCGTGTGCAGCGTCGCTGCAGTGCCAAGGCTCGTGCGAGCTTCGGCTGCTGTCGTGCCTCCGGTGCCGCCCTTGTTGACGGGAAGCGTTCCGGTGAGGTTGGCCACGGGAACGGTCGCCGGGGCGAAGTCTGTCCAGCCCGTGCCGTTGTAGATCTCGGGGCGGAGAGTGGTCGAGTTGAATCCTGCGGTGCCCTGTCGAAGCGGAGGCACGGAGTTGCCGTCGGGACGAGTGTCGTTCGTCCATAAGCCGAACACCTGCCCGGCGAACTGGCGCGCGTCCGTCACCGCCGCTGGAGCGATTGTGGCCGCTCCAGCGACGATGGCCAGACGAGCCAGCGGCACGTCGTACAGCCCGGCGTCCGTCTTGTTCAGGGGCTGTGCCGCCGAGTTTCCCGAGACACCCTTGACGATGGCCGGGAGGATGGTGTTGGCGGTCGGGTCGAGCCGCAGCACGACCACGTCCGTCCGAGCGCCAACGTCTCCCACCGGGACGGCCAGAGTCAGCACGTCGGAGTTGTAGTACATGTGTCCACGGACGAAGGCATAGCCCGCCGCGATCTTCACGTTCATGCCGGTTGAGTCCGCAGTCACCTTGACTGCGGTGTCGCCGGGAGCACCCCAGACTCCATCCATCTGCATGCGACGGAAGAGCTGAGAGTACTGAGTCTCAGTTGTATCAATGCCGTCGAACGGCCAGCTGGTCTGGGTCATCTGGGGTCTCCTTGTTTGCCTGAGTAATCTTACTCGGTCGGGTCTTCGGCGGGGCTGTTGAGGAAGGGCTCGTCCTCAATCCAGGCTTCCACCTGCTCGATGTTGATTTTGAAGTATTCCTTGGTGTGCGGAGTGACCATCATGTTCTTCATGATGAGGTCGATGGTGGTGTCGCTCGTGCGCTTGATCGAGAGCATGCGGTGGTTTCCGAGCATCGGCATCCCGATGTTGGCGCCGTCGAACGCCGTGATGAAGTCGTTGACGCGGCGAGGACCGTCGAGGGCTGGCATTTCGAATGTCATGATGTCTCCTAGTTGTCAGATGTTTCATAGGTGCAACGAACCGTTACCGAGTCTCCAGAGGTCCAAACGAACGGGGTAGTCGCACTGACTGCGCCGAGCACCTGCGCGTTGTTCGCTCCGAAGCTCTGGTGATAGTACAGCGTGATGTATGTACTCGACAGGAGGCCTGATCCTACGTAGTAAGCCGATCCGCTGTCGAGCATCTCTGTCTGAAGCGAGATCGGGTTGCCGGGCGAGGCTGCGGTGAAGGGCAGTCCGAAGATCGGGTTGCTCCCGATCGCGGATCCACCGGCCAGAGTGAATCGGCTGTAAAGCTCGACGGTCTTACCGTCGCGACGATAGCGTCCGGTGACGGTTCCACTACCGACCGTCATGTTCGATACAGATGGCGTCCAGGATCGCCATCCGCTGTCCTGAACCGTCCATGCTGTCCATGTAGTACCGCTGTGGCGATATCGAACATAGGTCGCCTGGATAGACGGGTCGATCGAAGTCATTCGCTGGAGGATCCAGTCGGGGCTGTACTGTACGACTTCCAGCGTGGCGATGCCGATATCGAATCCGCCCGCCCATGCGTAACCGGCGTACCAGCCGCTCTCGGTGAACTCTGTCGGGTTGCGACCGGGGCCAACGGGGTTGACAGAGCGGAGGCGCGGAGGCAGCTGCATCCCGCCGATCGTGCCAGTGATCGTGCTGAAGGGCTGCTCGTGCGGAGCGACGGTGCCCGAGTCGAACTCGGCGTTCTTCTCGATGAAGGCGAGCCGCTTGGCGAGGTCTTGCTGAGAGGCGATCATGCGCGACTCGAAGTCGAACCCCACAACGTCGCCCACGGTGGCCGCAGTCCGAACGCCCTTCGTGTCCATGGTGATGATCGCCTGTGTCACGACTGCGGACAACTCGGACTGGTCGACGACTACGCCAACGATGTCTCCAACGTACCAGTCCTTGCCATAGACCATCGTCATCTCGTCGGACGGCGTCACGGAGAGCGTCTTCGACTTCACGCCATTGACGACTACGTCGTCCAGCCCGGCCTGAGTCAGCTCGGCCGGAACGTTGGTGTCGCGACGGTCTCGGAAGTACTCGATCTTGCGACCCCACTCGGCCTCGGATGCGAGAGACTCGGGCGTGGTCACCTTGACTATGTTTCGGTCGGCACCCTCGCCCTGTCCGGCGACGAGCGACCGAGTCATGGTCGGAGCGCCCGCGCCGTACTTCGACGAGTCCAGCAGGTCGTTGTACACGTCCATGCGGATCTTCTTCGACAGGTCGCGCGGTTCGTAGATCTGAAGCTGCTTCGTCAGGCCGATCTGGACAATCTCGAATCCGAGACCGCCAGCGACAGCGAGGTCAGACAGCACCGTGCCGAGAGAGTCGAATCGAGCTCGACCCGTCACTACCAGACCGCGACCCTGAGAAGGCTGAAGCGCGAGTCCAGGGACTGCGCGGTCAGCCGGGGCGATTCCGGGTACGATGTTGGCGCCGACGTATCCACGCATGACATTCTCGCACAGCCCGGTGCGCACGTCGTACGCCTCAGTCTGGGTCGCCACGTCTGGATTGGACGGTTGAGGCCACGCCTTGCCGTCGGAGAGATGGATGTTGTCGTCGACGCCGTTGAAGTAGAGTTTGCCGATCGTGTTGGTTCGGGTAGTCTCCTTGGTGAAATTGATCATCGGCCCGCTCAGTAGGACGCGATTAGCCGGGCCTACGGCGATGATCCCTCGCCCGGGCTTGGCGAGCTCAATTGCTAGCGGCAAATCGGCCGGTAGCGAAAGCGACCAGGAGCCAACCCCTCGGAAGATCTTGATGAGCTTGACGTCTGTCCAGTACTCGTCCGAGATCTGCCCCAGACGGCCCAGAGCCTCTGAGCGAACCTCGAGAGTTATATCCTCGGTTCTCATCCGAACACCAGCTCACGCCTCGGCAGGAAGTACAGCGACACGATCGAGGCCGTGGTCGCGTTCGACATCACGACGTTGATCGTAGAGTCTCCCTGCGGGATGGCGAAGAGCTTCGGGGCGAATCCGAGATCACCATACCGATTCTCGCCCAGCTGATCAGTGACCAGTTTGGTCTGGGTGTCGATGGTGATCGTCTCGTTCGCCTCGATGCCGTTCTCAAACTCCCAGCTGGCGCCGTCGCGCACGCGGGTCGCGATGAACCCGTCGCTCGGCCCAACCAGCGTCCAGATGGCGGGCGACTCCACGTCTCCGGGATTCTCGACAGAGAACACGCCGACTGCTTGCGACGACGACAGCCGCAGTCGGGTCAGACCGCCGTTGCCAGTACGGATGAGACCTCGACCGGCGTTAGCCGCGCGCAGCGAGAGCTGAACCGGCTCGCGTGCGATGAAGTACGGGCGGGGCGCCACGAACACCATCGGCCACTTCGCATAGTCACGACCGTTGGTGTCGATGCCGGAGCTGAGGTCGCCACCGTTCTTGTAGTGAACTTCGATCTCGAACTCAGAGCCGTCCGGATACTCGGCGACGAGCTTCGGCGAGGTGTACGTGTCGTTGAGCAGACGCACCAGACGGCGCATCTTGTCCTCGATCTCCTGCCCGGTCGTCCCGAAGAAGTACATCGGGATCGTCATCTCTCGCGCCTCACGACGAGACCCGCCGAAGCGGGATCCCTCGCGAGCACCTTGCTGAAGGTCGATGGTCGTCGGTGCGATACCGAATCCCGAAGCTCCTACTGCCTTGGTGTAATCCGTAGCTGAGTTGTTGTCGAGGACGATTGTGTCGCCGTTGTTCTCGAACCTGTATGTTATTCGACCCATCCTGGAGCCACCACCCTCGCGCGCCGCAGCGCTTGTTCTAGTTCCTCTTCACCGGACAGCTGTTCTGTTCCCGGGGCGGCATGATAATGGAATTGCCTGTTGTCAACCATACTTGTATTCCCGGCTGCGAGGGCGGAGACCGGCTGGAGCTCGTTCTCGAACGTCGGAGCGATCTGCATCGACAGGTCGGTCAGGAGCGACTTGAGCGCGCCGGTCTTCGACGCGATACCCCGGATGAGACCGTCCATGATGGACTCACCGGCTGGCGTCAGGAGGATCTTGTCCTTCTCGGGTGGACCCTTGGTCTTCGGGATCATCGCAGTGATTCCGTTGAGCAGGTCGGTCAGACCGCCGAGCGCGTCCTCGATACCCTTCTTCAGACCCTTGATAATGTTCTTACCGGCGTCGACGAGCCACTTGCCCGCGTTCGAGAAGATGTTCATCACGGTGTCCTTGAAGCCCATGATGAAATCGATCGCGTTCTGGATCGGATCCTTGATGGCGTTGTACACACCCATGAAGATGCCGGAGACCGTGCCTACGAGGCCACCCCAGACGCCCGTGACGAAGCTGACCACGTTCGCCACGATACCCGAGACGAAGTTGTAGATGTTGGTGAAGATTCCAGAGATGAACGTGAAGATCGGCGTGATCACCGGCATGATCTGCGCGAGCCAGCCTCGGAAGACGCCGACGACGAAGTTCACGATGTTGGTGACGACGCCGGTCACGAAGCTGACGATGTTATTCCAGATCGTCGTGAAGAAGTTGCCGATGTTCGTGAGCACGTCGGACACGGTGCTGCGGACAGCCTCGAACGCCACCGCGATCACCATCTGCATCGTCTTGACTACGTCGGTGACGAAGTCGACCATCGCTTGCCAGCGCTCCGTGAAGAAGGTGACAACCGCATCGACGACCGTCCCGATGAACGACTGGATCTGTCCGAAGACGAACAGGATCGTCTGCCACAGGAAGTTCATGATCGCCGCGACGAGATTCACCGCAGCCACGATCAGCGGAACTACGAACTCTCCAAACCACGAGACGAACGGCGCGATGAAGGCCATGATGGCTGCGAACACGGTGCCCACGAAGGACATGAATCCGTTGAACGCATCGACGATCATCCCAACGAAGTTGAGTACTGGCTGGACGAAGACTGCGAAGAGCGCGGCTCCGACGGCGGAGAAGATCGCTACGATCCCGTTCCACAGACCGGTGAAGAAGTCCCGGAGCGCGTTGAACCGCTCCACGACGAAGTCTACGACGCCCCATTCGATCAGCGCGTTGGTGATGTTCTCGACAGCGTCTTCGAAGAAGCTGACAATGTTGTCCCACACGTCCTTGAAGAACTGTACGACGCCATCCCAGTTCTGGACGAGCCAGACGATACCAGCGACGAGGGCGATCACCGCTGCGATGATGGCGGCGATCGCCAGCACGACGAGGCCGATTGGGTTCGCGAGCATCGCCGCGTTCCAAGCCCACTGTGCAGCCGTGATGACCGCCATGACTGCCGTGGTGGCTGCTTGCGCAGCCTTCATGGCGATGAGAGCGGCCTTGGCTCGGATCTGGGTAGCGATGCCGACTTCCATAGCCGTGTTCTGGGCTACGGTGGCGCCGGTCTCAGCGAGGCGGGCGGCAGTGTTCTCGCGCAAAGCCTTGCGGGTGGCGAAGGCCGACGCGAGCTCGGCATATCTCAGCGGGATGGACGCGGCGATCTGAGCGTTGTTGACGGCGGTCGCGACCTGTGCGATGGCCATTGCGGCTGCGACTGCGATCAGGCCAGCGGCGAGGAGCGCAGGGTTATCTCCGAGGAACTGGAGAGCCTGTGCGAGGCCGTGAAGCAGCGGCACGAGCAGCGGCAGTCCAGCCGCGAGCACCTCTCCGAGCGAGCCCGAGATGTTGCCGAGACCGATCGCGAGCTCCTTGAACAGCGGCAGCAGGGGAGCCGCCACCGTGAGAACCTCGCCGAACGATCCGCCGACAGCGTCGAGGTCGCCGCTGGCGATCGAGGCGATCATGTCGCGGAAGGCGAGCGCCACGCGCGTGATGAACGCGATGAATGGCTCGAAGTCCAAGTTCGTGATCCACACGGCGAGCTTGCCGAAGACGACGCCCAGCTGTGCGCCGAGGTACGTCGCGATCGGCGCGATCGCCGTCGTGAGGCGGTCGAGCGCCCCGGCTACGGCCTGGAAGAGCGCCGGGGCAGCGTTCACTGAGGGCTGAACGAACGCCACGCCAAGGCGGCTCAGAGCCGCGCCTACGTTGTCTAGGGCGCCACGAGCGGTCTGTCCGGACTGAAGCGCCGCGCCGCCGATGTTCTTCTCGATGACGCGCTGGAAGGTAGCGGCGTCGACCTTGCCCTGAGACACCATCTTCGACAGCGCTTCGGCGGAGACGCCGTACTCCTCCTGGAGCCACTGGAAGATCGGGATGCCCCGGTCAGAGAGCTGGTTGAGGTTGTCCGTGGCGACTTTGCCAGAGGCGGACACCTTGTTGATAATGGAGCCCATCTCGCCGAGAGATGTTCCTGCGATTGTCGCAGCGTCGGCGGTGAGCTTGAGGTACTTCGCTAACTGCTCTCCAGGCTTGATACCGGCTGCGACTGCGGAGGCCGCGACGGTGGCAGCCTCATCCAGCCCGAAGGCCGTGCCTCGTACAGCCGATAACGCGTCCTGCATGATCTGGGTCACAGATTCAGCGCTGTGACCCAGACCGATTAACTTCGCCTGTGCATCCTGGATGTTGAGGGCGCGGTCGAGGCCACCCTTCAGCGCTAACCCAGCGACGCCCGCAGCGACTGCGGCTAACCCAGCGACTCCAACGCCAACGAACTTGCCGATGGAGGAGGCTACTGACTTCAGCCCCGAGTCTGCCTCTTCAACGCCCTTGCCGTTGTAGTCAAGCTCGATTGTTCCTCGGGCAGACCCGAGACTGTAGTCAGACATTACATGCTCGCCATCGGATCGCGGAATCGACCCTTGTGGCGAGTCTCTTCGGGGTCATTAGAGGAGAGCCAACGTAGTAGTTCACTGTGTGCCTTCCTCTCGGCCTCTGCTGGGTTCTTGATCTTCTCGGTTACCTTCCGGATGTGATTCTCCAGAGCTAGGCCGAATGAAACAACTGCTTTGTCGAAGCTATACTGGGCGACGCTTCCCTCGACTTCGTAAACTACACTAGGTCGAGTTCCGAGCTCTTTGCCGAGGCGGTATGCCTCCCAGAGCTTCCGTGGATCACGGACGAAACGCGTCGAAGTCGCTGAGTCCGAGACTTCCCACCGCCTCCTCCATGATCGCAGCCTTGTCCTGGAAGTCGACGTAGCTGAGGTAGATGTCGCCTTCGACTCGATCCATGTCGTCGGCGGGATCGGTGTGAAGAATCGGGTCGACGACGACGTACTGGACGATCTTGTCGACCAGCTCGAGCATCTTCTTCATCTGCTCGGGATCCTTGCGGACTGCGGCGATGTCGATGGCAGCGGCGCCACCCTCGGCCTTCTTGATGGTCTCGAGGTTGACGGTCGAGCTGAGCTGGTCGAACGAGTCGAGCAGACCGGCCTCGACCAGCGTCTGGAGCGAGGGCTTGCGCAGGGCGCAGGTGGTTCCCGAAGGCGTCGTGAACACGTAGCTCTGAGCGTTCTGGAGCCAGCCAGCGCCCATTGAGGCGGCAGGTGCGGCCTTGGGCGTGGGAGCCTTGCGGGTGGTGGGAGCTTTGCGGTCGGTGGGGGTGCGACGGGCGGGGGTGCTGGCAGGAGATGACATCCTAGTGTTCCTTATCTCGAGGGTTGGGTTAAACGACTACGCCGGGCTCGACGAATGCCGTGACCGATGCGTTGTTGACGAACTCGTAAAGCACGTCAGCGTGTGCTCCGGACGCCGGTGCGATACCGATGCCCGAGGCTGCGAGGAGCGTGAACGCTCCGTCGGCGAACGAACCGGAGAGGTCTCCGGTGCACTTCGCCTTGTGGATGATGGTGTGAACATCTCCGCCCGAGTCCGAGATGGACTGGCCTTCGATGCGGAAGTACGGACGCTGGTCCGTGACCTTCTTGGCGTAGACGGACTTGGAGGTGTTTCCAGAACCAGACTCGGTAATGGTACCACCCGCCATCACCTTGAAGGCCGCGTAGGGCAGACCGCCGGACTCGAACTCGAACGACAGCGACGCACCCTTACCGTGAGCGGCGACATCTCGGTCGTCTCCTCGAAGTGTCTCGAAGTCTTCCGTCTCGGTCCAGCTCAGCGTGCGAGCGTAGGGCAGGTCGACGGAGGTCGTTGCGAGGGTGGTGGCTGCCGCGTCGGTGTACGGCGTGAGCTTGATATCGCGGATACCAAACGGTAATGCAGTTTCCATTATTGCTTCCCTTCTTCCGGCTCAGCGAACCGAAGTGTTTTGACGAGCTGTCCAGAGGCCAGATCGAAGCGATGAAGGACGACCGTCCCGCGCCGGTGACCGCAGAAGCGAGAGTTGCACTTAATCTCGACCGTGTGGTCGTCGACTAGGAGCAGCGCATGCTTCTTGCTGTCGCAGCGGAGGTCGATGTCCATGGGATCAGGCGACCGAGAACTCGGGCAGCTTGATCAGAGCGTCAACGGTCGAGGCGTTGAGCTCTTCCTTGGGAACGACGAAGCCGTTGTCGGACGACCACACGAGGTCTCCGATGGGGTCGACGGCGCCAAGCGAGATGAGGTCGAGGCGGTTGAACGACTTGCGGTCGATCATCGGAGAGGTGTACCGAACGCCCGAGATCTCTCGCATGGGCGGACGACCTTCGTCGGTCTCGAGAGTCTGGATCTCTTCGCCCTGAGCAGCGCTCTCGGTCGAGATCTCCAGAGCCGTTTCTGGATCGTTCTTGGCCATGACGGCCTCCTTTACGTTGTGGGTTCGTTTCCAGCAAGAAGTCTACCGGATTCGCCTCAAATGCCGCTGGCCACAACCTCAAGGTCGTAGGGCACGACGGCCTTCTGATAGCCGTTGTCTCGGGCGTCCGGGCCGCGCTGAAGATCACGGATTTGGGTGATCCATCCGCCCTCCTTCTCGATGGGATCGTTCCCGGTCAGGACTGCGACGGCAGCCGAGGCGATCCGGTCAAGCTTCGTGTAGTTTCCGATCGGGCCGTAGCACCAGATCGTGAGAGGGTTGAAGTTGCTCCGACCCATGCCAGCGCGAGCCTTGCCCCAGCGCAAAACGAGGAAGAACTCCTCCTGTGGAGAGTCGGAGGTGTCGGCCTGATAGACGGCGTTGTAGTCGTCCGAGTGCTGCGACGCAGACAGCCCGGCGTTGCGCAGATCCGTCGACTCGGCAAGCATGTCCGCGATGGTCTCTCTTGTGGTGGGCATTCTAGACTCCAAACATCTCGTTGTATAGCCTTCCGGCATCTCGAACATACTGAGGTCCGATGACCTCCATGGTGGGGACGATGATCGCGTATCGCCCGGCGAAGCGCGTCTCAAGCCAGATACCGTAGTTGACGGAATGACCGATGTCGATATGCCAGTGTCCGGTCGCCGCCTGAGAGTTGTCTCCGATGGCCACGAGGCCGGTTCGAGCGTTCGCCGTGCGGTCGGTCCATGCGGCGTTGTTCTTAGCGTAGGTCTCGGCTTGCAGGGCGTAGTACGTCGTCATCTTCGAGATGTACGCCCGCGCCCGGATGTGAGCACCGAGCAGCTTCGGACTGATCTCATCTCGAGTGAAGTGGAAGCTGCTGCTACTTGCCATACTCGGTCACCAGACCACGCTGCTCGTAGTCGTTGTCGCGCATCATGTCGCCGATGGTCCACTCGCGTCCGTCTTCGGCGACCCAGTGGTCGCCCGGCTCCATCTTCGAATTCCACTCGCCGAGGAGCTCGTACGCTACGCGGCGCACCTGCCCATCCGCAGTCGTAACCGTGGCGTCTGTCGATCGACCGAACTCAATGATCCGGAACGTCTGCGGCTCCCGAGGCGGAAGGTCAACCCAGTCGTACTGGGCGCCAGCCGTGCGCTGCTTCTCCACCGGAGTCAGAGTGATCACCGTCGAGCGCGCGTCGATGAACGCCTTCGTGTTGAGGCGGTGGATCTTCTTCTCCATGGCGTCCATCAGCGATCGATCTCGATGAGGCGCGTGGTGCTGGCTGCGGAGGACGCGGTGGCGACGGAGTCGTCGTTGAACACCTCGGCCATGGCGAGTGCATTCTTGTACAGGTCGCCCATGCTTCGGGACGAACCAGCCTCGGAGATGTTCACGAGGTGCGCGAAGTGAGCGGCTTTGGACTGCCAGACAGACCGGGCGGCAGCACGCAGGGTCGGCTTGCCGTCGATGAGAGCGCCGAGATAGTCGTCGGTGTATGGAGCTTCGTTGTCCGGCTCGGCTACGAGAGCTCGGAGCTCGGCGATCAGTTCTGGCGAGGCCATGAGTTGTCCCTTCGAGGAATGAGAAGAGGCCCCAGCACTCGGTTGAATGCTGAGGCCTCTCGGTCTACTTTACCGGAGAGCGGCTGGTGGCCGCTTACTCTTCGGGCTCCTCCGCCGTCGCGTGGAATTCGACAAGGCGAGCCTTGATGTCTTCCTTCTTGCCGGTGGCGTCGAGACCGCGCTCGGTCGCCGCAGCCTTGAGGTCGGGATACTCGAGAGCATCCCAGTCGAGCGCCTCGAAGGTCTGCTCTTCCTCTTCGTCGGTCTCCTCTTCGAGGTCGGACTCGAACGTGAGCTCGATGCCCGACATCTCGAGATCCTGCACGATCCAGGGGCGGTCGGCGATGTACAGCACCTCGTCCTCGGTCAGCGGCTTGCTGAAGTCGATCTTCTTCGACATTGTCTTGCCTCTCTGCTAGAGACAGAGGCCGATCCCACCAAGAAGGATCGGCCTCTGCCGGCTTGGGTTAGAACGTGTACTGCGTGGGCGCGGTGTAGGTGGCGGAAGCGGTGATCTTCATCACTGCGGCTCCACCGCGCTGGCGGATACCCGTTCCGATGCCGCGCTGGTAGAACGAGTCGATCAGCGGGTAGTCGGGAACTGCACCCTTGACGAGACGCAGACCACGGAGACCGGGGTTCGTGTGCTCGCGGACGCCGACCGGGTTGACGAGGTTGTCTCGTCCGCCCGAGCCGATGTTGGCGACGTACCCAGCCGGGAAGAGGTCGTCCTCGATGATGATCTGGTTGCCGTAGGCACCGATCACGTTGAGACCCTGGTAGGTCGAGGCGACCTGCTGGCCGGAGATCGACTGACCCTGATCGAGGATGAGCGCCGTCGGCTGTCCCGCAGCGGGGATGAAGTCGTACGTCGATCCGGTGTCGATGCGGAAGGTGCGGATGACCTTGCCCTCGCGGGAGTTCACCGCCACGATCTGCTGGACGCCGTTCTCGGCTCCGTAGCCGTGGTGACGCAGGTGCTCGTAGAGAGCATCCAGGTCGCCGGAGTCGATCGTCGTGGCACCCGAGGTCAGGTAGTGCGTGTGGGTGTTGTCGAAGACGTTCGACTTGTACGTCGGAGGAACGACGCCGTCGGTGCCGTTGTACAGCGAGTATACGTTGACCTCGCGGCCATCGATCTCGGCCTCGCGGTTCGTCTTGTTGTACAGCGCCTCGAGAACCTTGGTGAAGACGAGACGGTTGTCCGCGTCGAGCGCCGAGGCGTGAAGCGAGTCGACCTGCGGCTGGGTGGCGTCCGCGAGGAACATCCACGTGTAGCGGATCGCGAGGTCGTACCAGTCGAAGTCGTAGCCGAGCCACCACGACGTGGGCTTCTGGCGGATACCACGCGGCTCACCGAACTGCGTAGCGCGCTCGAAGTTGTTGCTCGAGAGCTGAGCGACGGACTCGCTGGCTGCCGTCACCGAGAAGGTGAGGAAGTCGACGATGGCCTGACGCTCGCGGTTCTGGAGGGCGATGCTCTCCTGGTACTCCGTGAACATCGTGTTGTAGTCGACGCCATCGACCGTCTGGTAGACGAGAACGTCGTCGGAGGCGTTGTAGCCACCGTCGTGTCCACCGAATTCACGGTAGATGCCGAACGACTCGAGATTGACGAGGCGGTGGTTGGGCTTCGGCGAGAATGCCGCAGCGAAGGCCGGAATGGAACGTAATGCGAGGGTGTTGCTCATGGCTCTTGTCCTTTCCGACTTAGAGGCGAACGATGAGGCGGTCTGCCTCAACGGTGAAGCCGACGGCGGTGACGGTGGTGAGGTCGCCGGGCGCGGTCGTGGTGATGACGCCGGTGGTGTTGGAGGCGTAGGCCTTCTTGCCGGGCACGAGAGTCGGGTCGTTGGCGGAGTCGCCCACGTCCACGATGTCGGCGAGCACGAACAGGTCGACGGGTCGACCGGCCTTCGAAGCCGACTTGAGCGGGTTGACGACCGCGATGACGCCGGTGGTGCCGGCACCCTTCACGACGAGGCCCGATGCGTTGAGTCCAACGCCGAAGATGCCGTCGATGTCGCCGGGCACGTAGTCGGCTGCGAGAACAGCACGGACGACGCCCACGGCGGACTCGGTCTTGTCTACACGAGACATGGGATTCCTTCCTGAGGATTTGAGTGATTCGAGTTAGCGGCGGATGCCGAACTTCTTCTTGAGCTGTGCTTCGCGAGCCTGCACGGACGCCTCTTCCGTCGACTTGGTCTTCTTGACCGGCTCGCCCGACTTCTTGGGTGCGGGCTTCTTGGTCTTGTCGTCCTTGTCTTCCTCGTCGTCCTTGTCGGTGACGAGCAGGAAGGGGTTCTCCTCGGCGAGCTTATCGAGAGCGGCCTTCAGTCCGGTAACCGTCACGGCTCCGGTCGTCTTGTTCTTCTCGATCTTCACGTCGGTGAGATCCGCCAGCTTGCGAGCAGCCTTGGGAGACTGCCAGTTGTAGTGCTTGTCGTCGCCGAATGCGAGATCGATCGAGAGGCTGTCGATCTTGGACTCGAGAGAGGCGACCAGCGACGTGAGTCGGGTGATCTCCTTCTTCGCGTCCTCGTCGGTCGCTCCGGCCTTCTTGAGCTCGGCAACTTCCGTCTTCAGAGCATCACGCTCGTCCTCGGCGTCTTTGCGCCCGCGCTGATTGCGGTCGCGGTCTTCGGTAAGGTTGTCGATGGTCCGCTGGAGCTTGACCGGATCCTTCTCCGGCTCCTTCTCCTTGGACTTATCTTCGTCCTCGTCCTTCTTTTTGTCCTCTTCCGACTTTTCCGAATCACTCTTCTTGTCGTCGTCAGCACCGATCAGGACCAGGAGGTCCATCGGTAGTGCAAGAAGCTCATCCAGCATCACGCCGTTTGTGCTTTTCATTTGTCGTTCCTCCTGTTGGTGTCCTTGGTGAGAGAAACTCTACCTGAAGGGACAACAGCGCCGCTTTTAGGCTCCGAGGACGGCCTGTCGACCCTCGGTCGCCAGCTTGCTGAAGAAGTCATCCGTCGTCACCATACGCGGCACCGTGTAGCACAGGCACTGAGGGTGCGGCTTCTCGGGGACGGCGTCGACCGGATACGGACTGTCGCGCTCGTAGTCGTCGCACTCGTCGTTCTCGGGGTGCGACTTGGACTTGTGCCACTCGACCTCATCGACGAGGCCTGAGTCTCGGTAGCGCTTGTT